GGCCGGAGTACGTGCCGGGCTACACGTGGGATGCCGAGGCAGCGGCGAAGCCTGCGGAGTTTATCGAGTCTCTCTGCCGCATCCCCAGCCAGGACGGTGGCGACCCACAGCCGGTCACGGTCATCCCGTGGCACCGCGACAACGTGATCGCGCCGCTGTTTGGCTGGAAGCGTCCAGACGGCCGGCTCCGCTATCGCCGCGGCGCCGTCTTTGTCCCAAAGAAGAACGCGAAGACGTTTCTGATGTCGCAGCTCGCCCAGTACCTGCTGACGTCGCATCTGCCACATGCCGACGTCTATCCTGCGGCAGTGGATCGCGAGCAGGCCCGCATCCTCTACCGGATGCTGAAACGCTCAGTCGAATCATCGCCGCTGTCCAAGGTGCTCGAGGTCGTCGACTCCAAGTCGATCATCCGCAACAGGAAGCACGGCAACATTCTCCGCTGCCTATCTGCCGACAGTTGGAGAAACGAAGGATTGAACGGCAGCGTGATCATCGACGAGATCCACGCCCACCGTACCGACGAGCTGGTCAGCGCATTGACCTACGCCACGCGCGCTACGCCAAACGGCCTGGTGCTGGCGATCAGCACGGCCGGCGACGATCGCAAAGGCCCAGGCTACCAGTGGTGGCAGGACGCCGAGCTGAGCATGAACAACCCGGCGGCCAATCCCACGTTCTTCGGCCTGATCTACGCGGCCAAGCCCGACGACGACTTTGACGATCCAAAAGTCTGGCGCAAGGCGAACCCGTCTATGGGAATCACGTTCCCAGAGGAAGAGTTTCGCGCCGACTGGCAGGACTCATTGACCAACCCTGTCAAACGGTCGCGCTGGCTCCGCTACTCGCTCAATGTCTGGACCACGCCCGACAATCGGTGGTTCACGCCCGAGGCCTACGCACCGTGCGTCGCTCCTCCACCGCTGCCGCTCGAGGGCCGGTCGTGTTTCATCGGCCTTGACCTTGCCGACCACCTCGACCTGACGGCAGCAGTGGCGCTCTTCCCAGACGGCCAGGGCGGCTATGACGCCGAGGCCATGTTCTGGATGCCAGAGGAGAACGTCGCCGACCGCGAGAAGGAGGCGAGAGTTCCGCTGCGTCAATGGATTGCTGACGGCTGGATTCGGACCACGCCTGGCGTGCGTCTTGATCACGACCAGGTCGCCGCCGATCTCATCGCGTACTCGCAGAAACACCAATGCCGAGGCGTAGGCGCCGACCCGTGGAACCTTGGCAGCGTGGCGACGCAACTTCAACGATCAGGCCTAGAAGTGCACGCTATCGGGCAGTCAGTCGGCCGCATGACGGCGCCTAGCAAACTGCTCGAGGTAATGATCCACGAGAAGAAGTTCAGGTGCCCGTCTCCGGTCCTGCAGTGGATGGCGTCGAACGTCTGTTTGTACGTGGATCACCAGGGCAACATGAAGCCCGACAAAGGGCGGAGCCAAGAGAAAACAGACGGGATCGTCGCGACCGTCTGTGGTCTGGCGGTCTCGATGACGGCGGAGCCGGAGGCGAGCGCGGACTCATGGCAAATAATCGAGCTGTGAAGAAGACGACGGCGAAGCCGCGGGCACCGCGGGCTGGAAAGAAGCTCGAGCAGTACGCTCTTCGTGCCTTGGCCGATCACCTGCCGATCGGTGCGATTCTCCAGACCGACACGATGTCTGCCGAGGTGGCCGTCAGGGTCACCTGTATCCTTGCCTGCGTGCGATTCATCGCCAGCTCGCTGGCATGTATGCCGACCGAGATCATCCGCCGGCGGCCGGGCTTCCCTAAGACGCACTGCCACGACCTGCCCTGCTACGACGTGCTGACATGGCGGCCCAACTCGTGGCAATCGGATTTTGAGTACAAGGAAACGACGTCGTACCACCTGGCCCTGTACGGCCGGGCCTACTCGCGGATCGTCGCCGGCGACAACGGATTCTGTTCGTCTCTTGAGCCCCTGCACCCGAGCCGCATGACCTGCATGAAGGGGGCCGAGGGGCTCATCTACCGCTACCTGCTGCCGCGTGGCACGTACAAGGATTTTCAACAGAGCGAGATCGTCCACTACCGATGGCTCTCGGACAACAGCTACGAGGGCCAGCTCCCGGCCGAGCTCTGCGCCACGAGCGTGGCACTGGCCCGGAAGCTCGACATCGCGGCCGCTGCGTTCTGGGACAACTCCGCAAGACCAGACGGCGTGATCGAAACTCAGGAAGAGATTCCGGCCGAGGCTCAGGCACGGTTCCGCGACCAGTGGCGTGAGATCTACGGCGGTCCAAAGAAGCGCGGGTCGACCGCGATCCTGCCCAAGAAGACGCAATTCAAGGCGATCGACAGCAACAGCAACGAAGCAAACCAGTTCATGGAACTTCGTAAGTCGATGTTGCCCGACATCGCCCGCGTCTACGGCATCCCGACGACGCTGCTGGGCGACGACGCAATGGCGAAATACAGCAACGTTGAGCAAGAGTTCGTGACCGCTCACGTCTTCGGGCTGCTGCCCTGGCAGAAGCGTTTTGAGGGCGCTGTCGACAGGTCGATCCTGCGGACCTACGACAACCCGATGGACGGTCGGCATTACTGCCGCCTCGACAGCAGGGCTCTGCTCCGCGGTGACACGCAGGCCCGCGTGGCCCTCTACCAGTTCTTGTTCAACTGCGGCGCGATCTCGCCAAACGAGCTGCGAGACCTTGAAGATCTCGACCTGCTGGAGAACCCAGCGGCTAACGCCACCTACATGCAGCTCGGCTTCGCGCCGCTGGGCACGTCGGCCACCGGAAACGCACCTGACGTTCAGCCTGACCAAACGCAAACGCAGTTTCCGTCAGACACGATTGAGCCGCAGGACATCCCGCAAATGGAGCCGACCGATGGCTGAACAAGAAATCGAACGGCGCTACGTTCCGTCCATCGTCGAGCCAATTGAGCTCGAGGAGCGGTCTGCGGCCTCGCCAACGATCAAGGGCATCAGCCCGCCGTTCAACAGCAAGAGCGAAGATCTCGGCAACTTCCGCGAGGTCTTTGCCCCCACAGCATTCGACAAGATCGTCGGCCGCCACCGGAACGACCCTCGCGGCGGAATGGACGTCGTGGCCCTGTTCGACCACGTTGGCCAGCCGATCGGCCGTACCACGAACGATACGCTGAAACTGGCGATCAGCGAGCGCGGGCTCGCCTATTCGATCAGCCCGCCAGACACCACGCTCGGCCGCGACATCGTGACGCTCGTCCGTCGAGGTGATCTCTACGGGGCAAGCTTCGCGTTCTCGGTGGCCCCCGGAGGCGAGTCGTGGACGCAGGAGGCCGACGGCTCGGCCGTGCGGACCATCAGCGAGGTGGGCAACCTGTACGACGTCTCTGTCGTGACCCGGCCGGCCTACCCGCAGTCGTCGGCCGCCCTCCGATCGCTGGAAGCGTGGCGAGCCGAGAACCTGACAGGCCACGAGCTCGAGCAGCTCGTCGAGCAGCAGGCCGACGCCGAGGCCGACAAGCGCCGCCGCTGGTCCTACGCACTGACGGCAGCGGCCGCCCGGCTTGTCTCTGCGAGGCTCAAGTCGAATGCACCACGAATCAAGTAGGTCGTGCCGCAAGTGCGGTAGCCGCTGCCGCGTGATCACGTCGCGCCGTGCCGGCGACGACCAGGTCCAGCGGCTGGAGTGCACGTGCTGCCACGCCCGCCGGAAGCGATTGGTTCCTGCCACCGAGATCTGGAGTCGGAAGCGATGATCGCAGAAGAATCAGTCGCCACCGTGTCGGCCAGGCTCAACGTGTTCTTTGCGTCTGCCCGCGAGCAGGCCCGCGACGGGCTCTCGTGGCAGGAGTTCGGCCGGCTGCTCGTGCAGTTGCTCTGGATGGCCGTGGAGGGCCTGGACGCCGTGGCGTCGCTCACGGGGCCACAGAAACGCGAGGTCGCCATCACGGCCGCCGCTGTGCTGTTTGACACGCTGGCCGACAAGGCCGTCCCCGTGGCCACCTGGCCGGCGTGGATGCTGCTGCGGCCGGCGGCCCGCCTGCTCGTTCTTTCGCTCGCTGCCGGTGCCGTCGAGGCCCTGCTCAGAATCTCAAGGAGTTCCACATGATCACCGGCCT